TGTGTGAGTCAGTCACAGTGCTGCCTTTCTTAACGGTAATCCGTTTGAATCTCTTAGACCTGAATTTATCAGGACTAGAAGATTCAACCGCTAGGTTATGAAGAGGATGGTTTATATCTGGGAACTCATAATCGAGTAAACCAATGATAAAATATTTATCAAGGATTTTGATCGATTTATGGAGCTTATTAGCTTCTGTTAAATCGCCTCACTCGGTATTGAGAGAACCAAGATTACGCGATTCCTTTAATAGCCAAATAATTTCTGGATATGATAGAGACCTTTTGTTTACTCACTCGTTACGAGATTGTAAAGAAGAGACTCATCAAAGGGATGCAATAGCAACCCATTTTCTATTTCAGAATACCCAAAAAGAAGGAGCTAAGAACTGACACAGGCGTTGAAGCACGCCTGAGCATGTGTGTATAAACACACCTCTAGTACTTTCAAGGTAATCAAACATTGTTAACCTAAAAAGATTATCAATGGGAGAAAACTTGATAGCCCTATTGTATGTAAGGAACGAATCAGTAACGTAGTTAGCCACAAGGCTAAACCACATTGCATATCGTTGACCTAGGCTCAGAATGGAGTTGAATCAATCAAGTCCTCTGTGAGGAGCACTGATTGACCCATTCAATATAGCCGGTCTTAATCCGAAACATTGCCACAATACGGATAGCATTACCGAGGGTCTCATCCCTGGTAAGCTTTCCATAAAATTCGAAAAGGCGGATAATTTAGTGTACCCGAGAGTTAATAAACTCGAATACAGCAAACCGTAAAACTCTTTTCTTCTTAGGCAGGCTAAAATTAAGCCTGGACCAACAGGAGAGACATCAATACCTTCACGAGTTTGAATCCTTTTTGCAAATTCTAAGAAATCGTAAGAAATCATAGATTTGAAAAGAGAAATCTTTACACCGAGGTTAGTTAGTAGGTTGTAATAATGACTAGAAACATCTTCGTCACTTATTACGATATCGTCTCCAAGGATAGCATTTCCTTGAAAATGAGAGATACCAGCCTGTAAAGCAGCAACTTTCACAATTATGTGATGAGTTAAAGCTAACATGGCTCAGCTACTATACGCCCCCATTGGTTGACCGACAGAGTATCTTATGGGATACCCATCGTATCAAAAGGGAACGCTAACTAGACTACGTCAACAGGAACTATATTTAGAACCCATTAAGATAGTAAGTATGTCTTCTTGAAGATCTAACGGTAACCTATCGGTTGCCGATGAAAGATCAAAAGAAAATAATTTACCATTTAATCAAATAGAACCTTTTATAGGTTTTAGCTGATCAAATGTTCCATCAGTTGGAACAACACCGAGGAATTTAAAAATTCCCTTGTGAAGTGGAAATAATGCGGACTGGATTCAATAGTTAGTCAAAGCGACTACTCTTGATTTTCCAGCTACATCCCTTATCACAGTCAGACGTCCAAGAATGGACTCTGGTCAGGATAAGAGCATTCTACCGATCAAGTAAATCGGACCTAGGAAACATAAATAGGTTATTAAGTATATACAATGGAATCATGAACCATGAATCCAGTATAAATATAATAATTTAGATATGAGCCCAGGGTGGTGAAATAACGCGAAAGCGTCGTACCAACTACTTAAAGTTGCAGGACCTCCATTTGGTCCTGAGTTCTCGCTAAGGTGGAAAATCGGTTTTATCATTAAGACACTGCGTCTAAATGACTCTATCGAAACCCATAGCTTAGACTTGGCTGTCGTCGGACTATTTAGTAAGTCGGTAAAAGCAGCTTTTAAAAGAGGCTGGGATATTGTTGAATTAGTTCCATTAAATGGAGCAATAATTGAATCAAGATCCGGTTCAGGGAACCATTTTACCACTCTGTAAATAGACAAACAGGAAGCTAAACACCCATAAACATTCTTCATAGTAGACAGATCTTCCTTATTAATTAATAAGAAAGTTCGTAAACTATAAGGAATAATACGAGGGAGACCAGACTTGTCAAGAGACACTAAGATTTCACTCTTAGGCGCTTCTTGATCAGCTAATCAACAAACGAGATAAGTGTAAACCATTTTTAAATATTGGTACACAAATCGTTTATTCTTTCTAGCGCTTTCACGCTGGAAAAGGATAAATACTCGTTTGCTCAAAAGCATAAAGTCACTCTTCATACTGACTAGACCAAAAGAAAGGACCAAAAGTCTAAAAAAGGGTTTTATTTCAAAACCTCTTAATCAGATTTTCTGGTTTGACGTTGATCGAGTATTGTATTGTTTAATAAAATTAGCAATTATATATTTGATTAACGATTTCTAACTAAATCTTTAAGTATGTCATCAATCGAGAGGGTGCTAACCTCAGAAAGAAATCGAACTTTGAAGTATCGAAACTCTTAGACTTAGCCGGGTAGATCTATTAGACTACCATTAGTTAAGACTATTAGATCCCACCATAACGTGGATCTAAGCTGCTGGACCGTTCTAAG